ATAAGGGTTATCTATTACGACAGTTCTACCGGCTGGAACTACAAGGTCTGTAATAACATTAGTTTGTATATCAGCAGTACCATTAGTAATATTAGCATATCCTTTAGTCTTATAGATATAAACTTCTTGTGGATCTAAAGGAGCAGAACTAATTCTATAGATATTTCCATTATTAGCTCTTAGTGTTCTAAGATAGATTCTACCGTCTGCAAAGTCATTGTTAAGATTAGTTATCATACCGTTAGAAGGATCGAATATTAAGATACTTTGATTCTCTGCTACACCAGCACCTTCAGAGTTATTAAAGATAGCTACTTTACCATCTTTTCTCATAACAGCATGCATGTTATACCAAGAACCAGTACCAGTTGTACTAAGATCACCTACTTTAGTAAATGTTTTATCCTTAATATTATAACGATAGATAAGATCATTTGTTCTTACCATATCTTTAGGATCTGGTTTAGCTAACTCATCTTTAGAAACTCCTCCAAAGACTAAGAAGTTTTCATTATCTAAAAGACACATTGATACATAAGAATATGCTTCAAAAGGAAGATCATCTTCTTTAGATGTTGTCATAGTGTTAGTATCTAATTTATATAGACATAATTTAGTAGGTGTTTTAAAAGTACCTTCTTTATGTGGTACATAGTAAACATTACTATCGATAGTAGCTACCATAGATCCTGATACACCAGTTGAACCTAGTTGTTTAACAGGGTTAGCAGTGCCTTTATAAGTAAATATAATATTCTGGGTATCTACACCATACTTAAGGAATACTGATTTACCTAAACCTTCTTTATCTTTATCGGATTGAAGTTCTGTTCTGTTAATGATCATATTTCCATTATAGAGAGGAATAATATTAGTACTCCAGTTAGATAATGGTTTATTATCTCCTATATTCTCAGTACCTTTAACATCGTCTATATAAGTTAAAAGGCCTGATTCTATTCTATAATAGGCAAGACCTTTGAAAACCTCATTATCGGATTTAGGCAATACGAAACCACCTTGGTTAAATAGTTCTCTAACCATTAAGTATTTAACACCTGGTTGAATTATCTTTTGGCTATACTCATAACCCTCTGCATATTCAACGTTAGCGTTAAGATCATAAACTTTATTTGCCATACCAACGAGAACAGCATCTAGTTGCCAGTTAGTATAAACGCCTGGATCATATTGAAGTCTTGACCATACATAATAGATCTCGCCTTCTCTTATGTTCTCAGGAACCATTATCTTAGGATAAAGATGTGTATTATTCAAAGACTCTGAAATGATAGCATCTTCTTTATTCTTAAGAACAACATCTACAGAGATAAATCTGTTAATATGTAAAGATACTGAAGTTAAAAGTTCTCTACCTGCTATGAACTCTGATTCAATATTAAGAGTATAAAGGTTCTGTTGGTCTAAAGAGCTATTATAAACATAAACACCTGGATTACTATCAGCATTGGTAGTACTATGATGTTGACATTTTATAATATAAACTTTATTATAAGCATAATCTGCTTCATCTAGCTCAAGATGCAGTTTAAGTTCTTTAGAACGTTTCCTTTGGAATAGTATCTTACCATCGCTATCTGTAACTGTCCAAGATGTAGTATCATGCTCTCCATAGCCTATGAAAACTTCCATAGGAGAACTATCGATTTTAATAATATCTCTAGAACCTGAACTGTCTTTAGTAATAAAAAGCTTAGGCGTTGCTAATATAACATCAGAAACTTTAAAACCTTCCATATCACCTTTAAGGTTAACTACGGAAGACCAACCAGTATCTGCTCTTCTAGTGCCATCTGATGTTGTAATATCATAATGTAATTTAAATCTTGCATAAAGTTCTGTATCTTCTGTTATACCAGAAATTTGAGTAGTATAACGATTTAAGTTAACAGTGTCTTCTATATTAGAAACAATAATATCTTCTTCTTTACGAACGTTATTGCCTACTGTTTCAAAATAAGGAGACCTACTAACTTCATAACTAGTAGCAATATGTCTCATACCACTACCAGCTGGTATACTAGGTATCTCTGGTAATATCTGTAAATCTCTTACCATATTATTATCCTTTGTTTATATTCTATATCTATGGTTTAGCGTTGAAATGCATACCAATTTTATCGCTATCTGTTTTAATATCCTCTTCACCTTCTTCTGTTATAAGAACTTCTTGGAAAGTTTGTGTTCCTATAGCAACTTCGCTCCAAGGGGAGTAAAAGATAGTTTTAGTTTCATCACATTTAGCATTCACATCAGCATCTGTAGCATAACTTGGTAAATCAAAATCATGTGGTACAACACCAGCATAGACTCTGCCTCTAGCATAAAGTTTATCTAAATTTGTATAGTAGGTTCCAACTGGACCTCCTATCTTAGGAAGAGGAGAACTCCAAGATTCTAAATGATCTTTATTAAAGTAAGTAGCGTCTATTATTTGTTTAAAAAATGTAGTAAAATTTAGTAATGCTTGGTGCTTTGTTTCCTCGTTATTGAAAAATTTAAAAAGTGGCGCGAAATCCTCTGGTGATAATTTTCCAGCCTCTCCATTTGTTCCTTGCTCCACCCCTGCTTAATTTTCAAAACAGAAAAGAAACCGCTGCTTGCTTTTGGAACAGCTGGAGTTTTATCTTTGCTTACAATAGAGATTTTATCTACAATCAAATTGATCAAGTTTTTCATGCTATTTTTCAAAAAAGAATAAAGTCTGACTAGGTATATTGTCCCTTTCATTCTATAGAAATTCAGATAAAGTCTCCCTCTTGAACTTTTTGGAAGGTATCTTCATCAAATTGAATCCCTACGATCCAAGTTCATTGAGGTATTGTATCTCCATTCCGCTCCATATCTACGAGTGTCAGATAACTTTCTACAAAGTGTGCAGTTTCAATATCAGTTTTCTCTTCGTGATCAATATTTACCGCTTTTCCTTGAAGATTTTTCATAAATTCATACGCCGCTTTTTTTATTTCTTCGGCTGAAATTTTATCTCCATTCAGGTCTACTTCATCAGGCACAAGAGCAATAAAGAGAGCAGTATTCTGACTTTCTATCTTTTTTATGTTCCTAAACTCCATTTTTTCAGCCAAAAAATAAAACACCTCCTTATAGGTTTGGAGGTGTTCAATCTCAAGGTCAAATTATTCTTGAAGAAACTCTTCTTGATGGTCAAGAGCTTCCTGAATAAACAATTCTTCATCTCGGTTCGGGTCTTCTTCTCAAACATACTCAGGGCGATAAGACCACATACTTGGAGAAACTTCATCTTCTATCTCTTTTTCAGTTCTCATATCTTTCATTACGATTGCCCTTCAGCGAGCATTGAGAAGCGTTTCCATTCTTGCTTCTTCTCCTCGCTTCCTGAAAATTACACAGCCAAGTCCGCTCGTATCTACTTGATACTTCCTTTTGTATCGTCGCTGGAGGACTCCATTTGCTAATACTTGAGTCATTCGTATAAGTCAGAATAAAACTTTTTGATAGCCTTGTTTGTGTTTGGAAAGTATTCCTCAAAGACTTTATTTTGGGTATGGGCTATCACATTCATATTGGCTACTGCTTCTTTCTCTCCATGTTTCTCTAGATAACTCTTTTCGTGGGTTTCATAGTTCATTTCTCCTTTTTTTATTCAATCTATCATATCTAAAACCACCAACGAGTCAAGCTCAAGTCTTTGCGAAAGTTCAATAGTTGTTTGTGCCTTTCCTGCAACCCCTATTGTTTGCTCATATCGGTAGTAATGCACATATTCCTTAATCTTCCCTTGATATGCAGTCTTGATCCACTCAAAGCTTTGCCCGTTCCATTTTTTAATCACTTCTATTTGATCATCAATTTCTTTGAGCATAATCCCTTGGATTTCTTCTCGTCTCTTTTGCATTGTAGGGCTTTGCATGATAGCTTTGTAATGCAACCAATGTCCAGCCTCATGGAGTTCATCTATTTTCTGATTCAGACTTCACTTCTCTCGCCCAAGAGTGAGTGTGTTTTTAGCTGGATTAAATGAGCTAAAATCGTTCCCACTCAGCTGATATTTCGGTAGGTCTCCAGCCTTCCAAAAGTTTGGAGGTAAAACATTATTAGAAAGCTGATCGTAATTCTCAGGTAATCCGTTCCATGCTCGGTCTTTGCTATGATCATAGATTCCATCAGGAAGCTCTCACGGCTTAAATGGACGAACTCTAAGCTTGCATCTACAATTTACATGACCAAGCGGACAAAAGTGTCCAGAAAAGAAATCTTGATTGAAAGGTATCCAATCTTGATTTTGGTTATCCATACAGATATCACTCACTTTATTATCATTACTTGTTTGCCGATATTTTCGCCCTTCAATTCCTGTTCTCTTCATGAGTTCTTGATGTTGCCTGACTGTCCCTTGGATATAGGCTGTTCCTACTTCATTATTGGCGATCATGTTAGCCCTATACTTAGAAAAAGCAAAAGAAGTCTGAAGCTTTTCTAGGAGCTCTTTTTTGCTGAGTTGGTTATTGAAAGCTTGGTTTAGAAGCTGATTTACTTCTTTCTTAGTGGTCTCATTGATCCCACTAATCATCTCTCCTGCGTGTTGAGTCGCTCGGTCTTTTGCATGCTGATTATCTACTGCAAAGCTCAACCCAAAAGCACCTCACACCTTGTCTTGTTGTACCATTCCGATACTGTATGCTTTACTAAGTGTAGTTTCTGCTTTGAGCGTATATTTTGCGAGTTCTTTTTCTCCAAGCTGGAAAATTTCTTCTTGTGAAAGTTTGGTTATCTTAAATTCAGGAAGTTCTTCTACATAATTCCAAGCCTTTTGGTATTGTAGTTCTCGCAATTCCTCAAAAACTTCTCTGAGCTCACTATGAGGCACGAGAAGTTCTTCTCCTCCAAGGTCATAGACTTGGAATTTAGTTTCTTCTTCCATTTTGACCTTGAGGACTTTTTCCGTTGTGATTTTTAATATGCTATTGAGCTTCATAGTCGCTTTTGATAGAGGCTGAAAGTTTATTGATTTTTTCAATATCATCTTGTCCAAGGGTAAAATTCGCCCCTCCAACTCCTGTTGCCATTTCATCTCCTCCTACTGGAAGTTCATCATAGTTCATAAACTTTCTGATCTCATTTTTAGTAAAGCAACCAGTTGCAGTCAGAATTTTTACCGTTTCAGCGTCAGTTTTTCGTTCTTTAGTATCCACTTTTTTGAGTTGGATTTCTTCTACTTTGCTTGCATATCTTTTATCATCTCCAAAAAGCAGTTGGATTGACTCCAAAATTAGCTCTTGCAAAGGGAATACTGTATTTTTATAAAATGCAGAGAGTGCAGTCGTCGAACTTGCTTTATTGCTATCGGTAGTGTCTAATAGATCATAAGGAATCTGAAATCTCATAGCAATTGACTTCTGGAGGTGTTGCCTATAATTTAGGAAAGCTTCGGTATTGATTTCATCAGAGAGATTCGTTACTGATATTTTTCAAGGGAAAATCATTGTTGAGTGGGCATTTTCCACTCCTTTAGCTTCTTGTTGAAATCGTTCCTTGAGGGCTTCTAGGTCTTCTTCTGCGGTCATTCCGCTTTCATCATTCAGAATTTTTTGCTGAATGAGTCCATTATCAAAATACCCCGTATAGTATTGGTCAATCTGCTTAAGGATAAGGACCTGCATCAATACTGGGTAAAAAAGACTCTTCCCCCATCTTATATCATCGCTTTCTTCTAGTTTAATATGCAAAATCTCTGTTAGATTTGGATTAAACCCACAGCTTTTTTCTCCTGCGTTATACCTAAGTTCCCAAGCTCAAGCTCCACTTGTAGCGTGAATTGCAATCTTTTCCGCCCATTGATCAAAAGGAGTGAAAGCATTGAAAAAACTCTTTTCTGTTCCGTTTTCTTGCACAAATCCACCCCCTTTGATCTGTTTAATGCTTTTAGCTGCTACAGGGTAAATTGCCTGAATTTCTCCTTTTTTATTCCTTGAGATTTCCAAAAAAGCATTCCCATATTTAGCAAGAGATTTGGCGATAAATCCGATTTTTACCATCTTTACAGCTTCTTTGAGGACTGGATCCTCAATATCTCGTCCACTATTGATTCCGAGGGTGATTTTATCTACGATACCAGCAACGATATAACTTCAGTCATAGACCTTGTCATATACGGAGAAATCCTGAGAATAGCTCGTAAACCAATCATTCTCTTTCACTTGGTTGGAAATTCCTTTTTGGATTTTTTTGATAAGAGATCTATTTGCTCCAAGAGCTGGAGACTTAATTTTTAGTACCTTCATTCG